ACGTTGTTACTGGAGCCCATTGGGCTGGTGGCGGTGCTGGTGGATATACTGGTGATGGCGGTAAAGGTGGATATGCTTCTACTTCTGCTGCTGGTGCTGGATCAGGCGGTGGCGGTGGCGGCGGCGGTGGTACATCATTCCCTGCTGGTGGCGGTGGCGGTGTAGGAATCTACGGTCAAGGTGCTGATGGTGCTGCTGGATCTGGTCTTGGCGGTGGCGGCGGTGGTTCTGGTGGAACTAATGGTACTGCTGGATCTGGTGGTAATGGTAGCGTCAGAGGTAACGGTGGTACTTATGGAGGCGGCGGAGGATGCGGAGGTTCGGGAAGCATCGGTTCTGGTGGAATTGGTGGTGGAGGTGCAGTAAGAATTATTTGGGGATCTGGAAGAGCATTCCCATCAACCAATACAACAGACCAGTAACCCTATAAATATGATTATAATCATGTTTAATAATTATGGATTCCGTAACTCTCCGATCTGAATTTGAAGGTCAACTCAAAGATGCAGAAGCAAAAATTGCTCAAGCAGAAGAGCAACTTACTAAATTAAAAGAATATAAAATTAAGTTGGTTGGTGGTTTAGAAACTCTAGATCTACTTTCAAAAGAAGAAACAAAAGAAGAATGATTCCATCATGGCAGCAATCCCACTAAATCTATTACTGGAGAAAGGAACGGACTTTGATGCCACCTTTAATATCCAGAATGAAGATAACACAACTCCTCTTAACCTGACTGGATATACAGCAGCTGCTAAGATGCGTCGTAGTTATTATTCAACAACTTCTACAGATTTTACTGTCGGGTTTGTTGATCGTTATAATGGTATTTTAAAAATTTCAATGACTAATGCAGATACAGCAGCATTAGATCCTAGACGTTATGTTTATGATATTGTATTGACATCCTCCCAAGGAATAAAAACTAGAGTTATTGAAGGTATCTTAGAAGTAACACCGGGAGTTGTTTGATGCCTAACTATAACATTTCAGTTAAATCATCAAACTATAATGTACTTTCTGATCCTCAGAAAAAATACAATGTAGGTGTTAACTATGAGATTCCCAGTAAGTATCTACAGTATGGTAATGAAATTCTTGATACTACAAACTGGGTATTTGATGGTGTCACGACAGATTATCCCTTAGTTGATCAAGCAGGAGATGCATATACTCCTGTCAATGATCAGCAATTAATCGTTGCTGTTAATGGATTGGTTCAAGTTCCAGGAATTGATTATACTATTAGTGGTACAACTATTATCTTTAATACTGCACCAACTGCAGGAGATACGGTATATGTTGTAGGACTTTCTACAACAGCTGATTTAACAAGAACAATTAATTTTGTTATTGATTCTGGGTCTGCACCATTATCTTCTGGTATCAAAGGAGAAATGACATTAGATGTTACTGGAGAGATTCAATCTTGGACTATCATTGGTGACCAAGATGGTCAAATTCAACTAGACATCGGAAAAGTTGACTATGCAAATTTTCCCAATTTTGCATCTATATGTGGCACTGAAAGACCACAGTTAGGAGATATTGCAAGTAACTCAGTCCAAAGAAAAAATACAAATACTACAATTTCATCTTGGAACAAAGCATTAAATGCTGGAGACCTTTTACAATTTGAAGTTGTCTACGCTATAAATATACAGAGGTGTATGGTTTCTATGAAACTGGCACTATAAGCTTTGTATAAATAACAATATCATAGGTAAGATATCCAAGGAGATCGTTTAGATGGCACTTCTAGTCACAGACCAGGGTGAAATTGATTCGCTACGTACACTACTGAACGCGACTCATAAAATTCCCAGGAACTTAGTTCTAAAACTATACACCAGTAATACCACCCCTGCTGAATCGGATGTTCCATCAGTAGCAAATTACTACGAACCATACGATGCCAGCAACTCTGCTGGTTATGGTGTATCCCCTTCTACGGGTTACCCAGACGTAATTAACAATCGTACTGAAGAAGATCAAGACTTCACCGAACAGTATGGTATCCTTCTCAACGGTAACCGTTGGGATATTGGTACAACTTTAAATGCAGTTGCAACAGGAAGAACTGCCACAGGAACTTCTGGAACCTATGCAATTACAGTTAATGATGCTGCTGATATTAAAAAAGGAGACTATGCAGAAGGTGCTGGTATCCCTACAAACACCTATGTTGTTGATATCCAAGGTCTAGATTTAGAGTTGAGTCAGCAATTGACTGCAAGTATGAGTACAACTGCAGTATCATTTGGTCGTGGTAGAACGACTGCTTCTTACCCTGAGCAAGTTTTCACATTCAGTTCTGCTGCTGGTAGCGTTTACGGATATTACCTATCTCGTGCAAATAACATGCCTGTTGCATTACAAGGCGTAGTTGATGGTGGTAGTGTTGCTACCGGATCTCAAATTACTAAGTCTGGTTGTAAAGGTGTTATTGGTAATAACTATGTTAACCTTCTTGATGTTGATGTAACTCCAACAATTACTTCTGGTGTTTCCGGAACGTATGAAATTGCAGTTGACTCCGCAACTGGTGTTGCTATTGGTCAGAGAGTTACTGGTACTGGTATTGCAGCACAAACTCGTGTTGTTGGTATTTCAGGAACATCAATTTACCTAGACAAAGCACTTACTGGTGCTGCTTCTGGTACTGCAACATTCCAAGTTAATGTCGCAGAAAATCTAACTGTTGGCATGGCAATTTCTCAAACTGCAACTCCAAATGGTATTGCTGCAACAACAACTATTGTTGGTATTGATCTAGAAACTAAAACCGGTGAAATCGGTCCTCGTGTATATCTAAGTGAATTGCTAGTTGATAACATTCAGGTATCTAACGGTAATGACGCAATTCTATATGATTACTCTATTGTCACTTCAGACCCCGGTGGCAGTGCTTTAGATCATAATCTAAATCCTGGCGATGTTATCTACATTGCACAAGGTTCTAGTAGCTCTATCCCTGCTGCACACTACACCGTATTTGAGACTCCAACGTCATCAACATTTACCACAACTCCTGCTTTATCAGGAACTGGTGATGCGACTCTTTACTCCAGTATTTTCTTCGCAGAAAGATTTACTAATGGTCCATACGCTATTCAAAACAACGGTGACCAAATTAAGGTTACTCTAAACGTCAGCCTAGACTGACCCTATATACTAGAGACCCAGTTTTTAGTTATCTTTTGTGGGGGTTGCAATTTTGCAATCCTCATTTTTAATGCTTGTTAGTGTATGTCCGTTTATTCCTATAATACACAAGGAATATTTCCATCAATCATTCGCGCTGCGAGTGAGGGTTTGGGCAGCTTTTCATATGTTTATGAACCAAGTATCATTGATCGGTATAATGAACTTGATTATGGATCATTAGCATTTAACCCAACTCCAGTAACTGCAACTGAAACTGTAGCAGTAGATAATTTAAATGCTACTTTAACAAATACATTTTTAACAGATTCAGGGACAGGCACAGGACGGACAGGTGGATTTAATATTGGTAGACATATTAGATTCAATAGTGCTAATAAACCTAGAACAGTAGAATTTAGTTTACCAAACAATATCAATTCTTCACTGACCTTTGAGGTAATTAGAGGTAATGATATCAATGGTGGGGAAGATCCCGATACTGTTGCCGAGAGTTTAAACTTAGAGTATTATGATGGAAGTTCGTGGACTTCTATTGATACTGTAGTAGCGCATAATGACGCTACATTTAATGCTTTAAAATCTGTAGAGATTACAATTCCTTCTGTAGCGAGAACAGCAGGTACACAATTTAGATTAATACAACTAGATCATAGTGGAAACGATTGGGATCACTATGGATTAAAATCAGTAACATATACACATACAACAACTCCAGTATTACCAACAATAAATTTTGGTAATATTTCAGATATCAATGCCACACTAGAAGATTACGGCAGAGTTGTTTATGTAACTAATGTAGAATCTTTCGGATTTGTTAAAGTTGTTAGTGAAGCGTCTTGGAAGGCGACTAACACTTACGAAGGTAGAGGCATTGCGTTTACCTTTGGTAGACAGACTTCACCAGCAGTATACGGTTATATCGTTGACGGAAAAGTCAAGGGTCTTAGTGGTACAAGCACAGAGGTATTTTCTCCGAAGCACAATGGTGTTGGAAGTACCTCTGTACTTGGACAATCGCCTATCGGTATTGGTGTTGGCATATTTGGTTCTGGTACTCTATTTACGATTGCAAGTACAGACGATGCATTCGTATCAACATGGACTAGTAGCGGATATATTAGCAAGGTTACAGGTACTGCAAGAGATATTACTCTTGTACATGAAACAGGATTTGGA